ATATCTTTTATTGAGATAAATTGGTAATCACCGTAGTTTTCATCAAAGCTATTCCAAACCCCATCAGGACCTAAGTAATACTCTTCGTTTGTTTGATTTATAAGTCCCATTTATTAAGATTTTTCTTGTTGGATTGTTTCGATTTCTTCAGCGTTAAAAGCATTGTAAAGATTAATGTCTTTAATCAATATACCCGCAAGTTCTAATATCTTTATTATAAGTTCAGGCTCTTCTGCTGGTGTTAATTCAAAGTTTATAGAATTAGTAGCGTCATACAGCGGTTCGTTAAAAACAATTTTGTATGCCCACTGCACCGTTGCAGGCTTTTTAATATAATTACAAGTTATAGCAGAAGTTAATTCTGCTGCACCATAAACATTAACGCCAGCTGCATCTGATGTGTACACAGGACGCGTATTTTTAGGTTTTGTTAGTGGAGATAGGTTTATGTATAGAAGTTCGTTTTTGTTGAGTCTCTCGGCTTCTATTAGCTCCGTAGATGCAACGCCAAAAGGATTGGTCGTTGTGTTTGCATACACCACAGTACCTAATCTATATAGATCAGCAGGTAATGCAAAAGAAGCAGCTCCATAAACTAGGGCTGCAGAATTTTCAAATGGACTTATTTTTTCATTTAGGATATTCAACATATCAGAATATTCGGTATCATTACCTGGTATTCTACTAAATTGATTTATATCATAAAAGTATTGTTCAAATAAATCAGATTGAGCTTGATTAGCAAACAAGTTAAACTCTTGAGCAGTTACATAGCCCCTTTGTTCTTTGTTAAGTATTGCAAGCACTCTTTGATAAACAGTGTTTATGCTTATTGCCATTTGTATGTTTTTTATTGTTTATAGTAAGTAAGCCGCCATTACAGCGGCCTAGCTACTATAATTAGTGACTTATAGTCTTTTAATTATGTTTTTGTAAACCTCCATGCCATCATCCGTTTTAAAGAATGCAGCTAATGCTGAATATGGATGTTCATCAAAAGGAACTGTCATTAATTTCCTTTTTGATTCTCCGAACGTAAATGTTCTTTGATCTTGTGATAGTTGTATAATACCATTTTGGGTAGCTTTAATTCCTACGTTTCTTAATTCAACGCTGTCATCGTTAGCTAATTCAATAAATAATAAAGGTTTCCTTTTTGCAAATATAAGCAAGTCTCTTTTCAACTCGCTGCTACTTAAATTATCTACTTCATTACCATACTCTACTCTTAAAATTCCCTCTGCTTGAGTTATGTCTAGCTCTTTGGCTAGCATTAGAGCTTCAATCTCCATGTTAATCCATTGCAGTTCATCTACAGACTCCTGTACTGGATTATACTCTTCATACAATGCATCTCTCGATGGATAATACAAAGACAACAGTTTTTGCAAACATTGATCTTCCTTAGGAACTCTTAACATACCATTCCTAAAAATAATACGACCTAATGTTGCCATTCCTTTTTGCTTATCTGCGAAAGGAGAATTCATATTAGTAGCGTACCTTAATTCTCTTTGAGTGTTTGTTTCTGGGTCAAAATACAATAATGGTTTTTTACCCGTATGCCTTGTGTTCATAGAATACACTAATGGTGAGTTATTACCTTTTAATGTATACAGTCTATCTTTAATTTCCCACGTTGGTTTTGTGGGTTGAGCTGTTGTTTTTTGCGCAACAACTGGTTGAGTTGCAACCTCAATTTGTTCTTCTGCTTTTGTAGCTTTTTTAGCCATAATATAATATAATTAAATAATTGATAAAAAGTAATAATTACCCCCGTCAGTACAACGAGGGTAATAATTACAGTAATTTACTTGACTTATGCAGTCTTAGTTAATAATACGAAATTGTTAGCAGCTTGAGTTACTAAACATCTTTCAGATAAGAAATGAACATTCATTTCATCTGCAGCTGTTGTGTAAGTTCCGCCAACAGATCCAGTAATCCAAGACTTCATTCTACGATCGTCAGCTTCAGAAGCTCTATAACGAGTATGTAGGAATGGTCGTTGAATGTTTGAACCTAATTGCTGATCGTAAACAGTTGATACCCCAGCAGGTACAATAACACCTTCCACATCAGCAATAAGTCCACGAGTTGTAGAATCATTTAGATATTTCCAGTCAGTCTTATAAAAGTCATAAGATCCTCTACGGAATCCACTAAACCCTAAGTTAAGAGCCATATCTTCGGAATTTTCAAATACCCCGTAAGATGTACCTCCAGCTCCGTAAGAATTTTGAGCTGCTAACATATTATCAAACTCTAAGGCTTTTTGGCGATCTAAGAAAAGCATGTTTTCTTCAATTGCTCCTTGCTTATCAAGTTCTTGTAAGATAGTATCAAATTCGTCTATTCCGCTTGGTGCAGCATAATTTACATCTGGTGTGCCTCCGGTAGCGTATCCTGTTGTAGAATCAAAATTAGAATTGTTATAAACTAATCCACGACTTTTAACAGCAGCAAACAAACCTTCAGATCCAGTTAATGTTGCTCCTGCGGCATTAGTAATTGGCACTGCAGCAATTTCTGCTTCAATCATACTCATTTCTAAGTAATCGTCAAAACGTAATCTAGCTTCGTGCTCGGACTTTAAATACCATAAGTATCCTCCAGTTCCAGCTTCAGTAGTAACTTCAACCCATCCAATTTGAGCAGTATCTGATCCACTTACAGAATACTTATCTCTTAAGATAATTGGCTTATTAGTAAAAGGTGTGAATGAAGCATCAATAGAAGCTCCACCATCTTGTGATTTTTTTCCATATTCAGATCCATAAACAAAAGACTTAAGAGTTGCTCCAGCTTGTCCAGCGGTAACAATAGCAGCATTTAAAGCAGCTTGTGATCCGTAACATGCTACAGTAACTTCATTAGTCGCTACTGATACAACAAATGCCTTATCAACGGTAATCCCGTCAGCAGTTGATACTACAATAGTCATTCCAGCGCTAATTAAATGTCCTGCAGGAAATACTAAAATAGAAGTAGAAGCAGCTTTTACAGCTACGTCGTCATAAGCAATGTGCAATCTTCCTTGTTCTGACCAAGTTACTGTATCAGAAGCCATAGGCATTTCTGCTCCTACCATACGTAAAAAGCCTGAGATTGTTCTGTTTCCAAAACGCTCTACTTCTTGCTCGTACACTTCTGGTAAGAATTGTTTTGTAAAGTTAAAGTCATTACCTGCGATAGACAGGTAGTTGTCGTTAAATGTCGTCTTATTAGGACGGGGTGTTAAATGTGCGAGAGCTCCTGCGCTCCCAGTAAATGTTCCAGCCATTTTTTTTAATTTTTAAATTTGTTATTTTCTAATTTTTACTTTAAATTGAGAAACATCTTTTCCGTTTACGGCTTTAACCGTCCAGCCATTAGAAGCTGTAACTTGTTCATGAGTCCCTCTCGGAGCCATATCTACATTCTTCGTTCTAGCCATACTCTCTTTCATTGCATCAGCCTTGCCTTGCTCATAAAAGTGTTGCGCAACCATATCCGGGTTATTAGCTGTAAATAACGATTTGTGGTAACCTTTTGCATCTGATATTTCATTTTTGTCATTCAAGAACTTCTTGATAAAATTGTTAATATCGCTTTGGCTACTTTTAACCTCATCTGCGTTTTTCACGTTAAACCTATACTTTTTGTCTCCAACAGAATAATCAAAACCTTTGAAATCCTTATTAAAGACTGTATTTGTTTTATTTAAAAACGCAGACTTTTGCTTTTCAGCTAATTTAGTTGTTTGCTCTTGCTCTTTATTATATCGGTCAAAGAACGAAACCGCTTTTTGTTGTTCTGGATTTAATTTAGATCCAGCTTTAATCTCTTCGTAATATTTGTTTTTTTGTGAGTCTAAATGATTTTTAGCTTTTAAAAGCTCTTCTTTCCAAGCCAGCTTTTTACGCCTAACCTCTCTTTCGTCATCTAGCTCTTCGTCAAAAGTAAAATTGTCTTCCATTAAAAAATCTACGTCATCTTTACTTAAATGTTTTTTTGTCGATGCGTAGTATTCTTTTAATAGTTGCTCTTCATTTAATAATGAATAATCGGTGTTTAGCTTTACGTAATCCTCTAAGTCTCCCCCGGTTTCATTAATAAATTCAACTACTTTTTGTATATTTTCAGGTAAATCAATTCCACTAGTTACTTGTTCTTGAACTGCTTCTTCAATTTCTTCTTGCAATTCCTGTGCTTGTTCTACAACCTCTTCTTCGGTTATTTCTTCTAAAGCTTGAAATTCTTCTGGCTCAGCGGCTTCCACTACAGGCTCTACAGTTGGCTCAGCTTCAGTTTCTACTAAGCCTTCTGGCTTTTCGATTGCACTAGTTAAGTCAAGCTTAAATGTACCGTCTTCGTCTTTTTTGGCTACTGGTCCGGTTTCTTCCGGAGTAACCTCTTCTTGTACCTCAACCACGGGTGCTTCTTGCACTTCCGCTAAAGGCGCTTCTTGTTCTTGTTCTTTCATGATAAGATATTATATAATTAGTACTCTATTATTATTACTTAGGGTCAAAGGAACCTAAGCCAAAACCACCGCCCATTATGTCATTACCTGATGATTCAAAGTTTTGAGGAGGTGTATTATTTTTTCTTTGTTCTATTAATTCGCTTTGCTGAGTAGCTTGTATTTTTGTTCTATCGTCTTTTCTGTCTTCTTTATAGCTTTCCTGAGACTTCTTTACTGCCACTTGGCCTTCTTGCAATTTTAAATTAATTTGAAATTCGTAAGCCATTAGCTCTTTTTTAAGTTGAGCTTCTTGCATAAGCTTTTGTGTGTCAAACTGAGACTTTGCTTGTTCTAGCTGTATTTTGCTTTGGACAATCGCTTGTTCTTTTTGCACTGACAACTGAGCAGCTACTTGTTGACTTTGCTGATTAGCTTGAGCTTGAGCTTGAATATTTTGTTGCTGCATTAATTGATCTCTTTCCTGCTTTTTCTTACGTCTTAACTTTAAAACTTGATTAGCCAATTTAAGATTACGTATATCTCTAACGTCTATCGCGTCTTCTAAGTCAATTGTTTTTTGCGATAAAGCAACTTGAATGTTGTTTTCCAATACAGCTTTCTCCTCTTCATCAGGGGTCAATTCAATAAATATACCAAAGTCATATAAGTGCAATGTAGAAATCTCTTCAAGAGTAGCTACGTTGTGAACACCTATTTTTTGTATAAACGCTTCTCTCGTAGGCGAGTATTCAATTATGTCTGATATTCTTAAAGATATACCCTCAGCTAAATCCGCTGTTAAGTATAACCCACTAGTTAATATGTGTCTTGTAGCTGTATTAGAATTTGCTGCAGCTATCTTTTGGACTCCAACTAATGCTTTAGGATCTGGGGTAGAACCATCTCTTGCTTCATTTAATCCAGTAGTATCCCGGATCATCTGCATGTAATAGTTATACGTTGTAATTAAAGATTGCAACTTAGCTCCCCCTGATCCGCTGGATAATTCCTGAATAGGAACCTTACCTGGATTCATGTCTCCTTCTTGCGTGAATGACCTACCTATAACGGATCCTGTTTGGAAAAACATATTTAATGCTTCCTGCGGATTATAATTCGTGCCGTTGCCTAAGTCAACCTCAGCCAACCCGTCTGCATCAAGATAAACCCCGTCAGGAACAAGTCTTGACATTACTTGTTGTAATTTTAAGTGAGTTAACTGGATCATATCTGCAAAGCCAGTTATTCTGCTTACTAAAGATTCAATTCTTCCTTTGTACATTCTAGGAGCCGTTATACTATAGTTCATTTTAACTTTAGTATAATCGCTTTTAGGGCGCATCATATTTTTAGCAATTTCCCATTTTAAAAGCTTATCAGTCCCAAGGACCAAAACACCTTCATATAAAACCTCTAGAGATCTTGACATTTTACCAAAAACCTCTTCAAGCATTTCTACAGGAGGGTCAAATTGGTCATCTCTCAGTAATATCTTAGATGCTCCACTTGCTGTTTGCTTAACTTTGTAAACCTCATTCATATAGGTTTTATAGTTAAAATAAAGCAATTGCACCGTGTTGGTGTCGGTTTCGTCGTAATTATCAAAGCTTCTATTATATGACCCATTGTTTTGATAAGAAGTTTTTGATATTGCTTCCATTTCGCTTTGCGACAAATTAGGGAATTCTTTTTTAAGCTCGTTTAAATGAACTTGCTTTATTTCACCAACATAATAAATATCGTCAAAATAAGGAGATTCTGTTTTTGAATAAATTAAATTAGCAGGATCTACATATTCTACTTTAACACCTTCAGACTTTGTAAATGTATTTTTTATGGCTCCAATACCTAGAACAGCTAAATCATAATTTACTCTTTTTCTAGTTAACTCATATTTATTACCGTCTAGTATAGTGTTAATAGCTATTTCTTCAGCTATCTCAACATTGTCTTTGTAAGACATTTGCATATGAACCTCTAGCTCTTCTTTAGTCTCAGGTAGTTCCGCTGGATTGTTTTCAAACAAATTCATACCTAGCTCTTTCTCTACGTATTGATTTATTTCTTTTGTTTGCATGTCTCTAATTAAAGAGTCCATATATGCAGTTCTTTTACTTACCCCATACGGATCTTGCGAATACGCTTTAATATCGTATACTCTTTCTGATATGCCATTTACCACTATATCTATAAACTTAGGTATAATAGGTACAGGTTTCCAGTCCAGGTTTAAATAAGATAAATCCCCGTTAATAGATAATTCATCTTTATATTTTTGAATAGGCTGTTCGCCTCTAGCATATAGCCGTAATCTATGAAATGTATTTTGATTACTTTGGAATCTTATGTTCCCATTGTCGGACTTAAACCACTCGTCTTGAATAGCTCTACCTACTTTTAACCCATACTCTGGAGAAACTTTTTCGGCATCACTAGCAACTTGACTAGGAAAAAAACTTTTTACAACTGACTCAGCCATACTTATTTTATTATTTTCGATGTTGAACCGCTATTAGTAAATTTAGCGATTTTTAAATTTATCTTTTGTTTTTGCACTTGCCCAATTGGTCTATACAAATTCTTATTACAAGCCATAGCTGCTAATCCTGAGCTAATTGCTGCATCAAATTTTGTCCTATTGTTAATATCAAATCCAGCCCAATCATTGAGGGTGTCTGTAAAATACATATCTCCATAGTCTCCATTTTCTTTTAATCCTACATATTTATCTATATACGATTCAATTGCCGCCGCGTGAGCTTGCTTAATGTCTTCGCTCGAGTTAGGTATTCCACCTATTTCTTTTTCGGCTACCGACAGCTTGTTCCAAAGTTTATCAGGTCTATTCATTGAATAACCTCTATAGCCTCTTCTTTTGAAATAATACAAAAGCCTAGGTTTATTGTTTTCACACAATAACGGCATTCCGTAAAACACGCAAGCCATTAATACATCTTCAAAAAACATTTCAGCAGTTTGTGGTCTGGCTATGTATTCTAAAAAGAATGAGTTTGGAGGAGCATCTTCCATACTAAACTTGGTTAAACCATGCAAAGCGCCTTTAGACCCATTACCTCCTACAGTTCCTGATATGTCATAACTGTCGCACCCAAAAGCTCCCATGTGTTCATTGCCGGGATATTTAACCCCGTTCTTTGTAATTTGCTTATTTTGCAATGCACCATTCGGAACCCAGCTTATTTTAAATCTTCCTTGCGGATTTGGGCTAAACAAAACCTTAGTGTCTTTAACTCCGTTTTCCCAGCTAAAGCTCCCTGTGGTTATTACAGCTGTATTTCTTAAATCTTCGTTATAATCTATTTGTTCGTATATTTTTGCTAAATTAAATATACTGTTCTTTGTTTCATCTCTAAAAGCGTGCTCCTCCGTGCGTGGAAACTGTCTGTAGAATTCATTTAAAGCATCCTGGTCTCCTTTTAATCCATCTGCCTCATTATCCCAATGCTCTACAATTCCAATGTCTATAACATCTCCGTGGGGGCCTACTACTTTTCCTATAGGTGTGTCAAACACCGGCATTCCATACTCGTCAATAAACCCTTCGTAATTCCACTCCATAGGAATAAATAAAGAATATAACCCAGAGGCTGTTTGTCCGTTTCTATTTCTTTTCGTTACGTTAGAATTAGAATAAAGCTTTTTAAAGTTTGCCCCTCCTTTGTCTAAAGCGTTTGATGTGGATCCCATCATGCACTTGCCAATAACTCTGGATCCTAATCTTAAAGTTGTTTTAGTTACTCTCCAGTTGTTTAATATATTATCTGGTCTTTCCCACTTTCCACTTTCATCGTGTACTAATAGTTTTAATTTTTCTCCATCATAGGAGTTGTCACCAGTATTCTTCCAGTCAATCGTTGTGTCTAATCCTTCAAGAGTTTCCGTGCTTTTTCTGGCTTGGATGGATTTCCTGGTAAGCCTCGAGGCGGGGATCCTATAGGCAAGTTCGGTTTTTGGCCTGTCCATACCGTCTTGGATGGGCTTAAAAAAGAACGGGTAGTTGACGGATATCGGTACGACCTTGTCTGTGAACATTTTTTTAGCATCAGAGCCAGACTTTGACAATATGCCAAACCGTGAATCCGAGGAAATTGTCGCGAGGTTAACAGTTTCAGCTGAGGACATGAACGAAAATCCACTCCTACGGTTTTTAAGATATGACATTCCGTAACATCGTGTGTCGGCTTTACAAGCTTCCCAGAAAATGTAGAATAATCTATTGGCCTCTCGAAAGTCCGGTTGCCCGACGTCAATTTTACTCCACTGCAAGTACATAAAGTGAGTACCAGTAATGTAAGTAGCCAAGCCCTTATTATTGAACCAATGACCTTCGTCTCTTCTTTTAAATTGTTCATCTATATAGGGTTCCCATTTAGTCTGAAAGCTCTCCGGATATTCTCTCCAGTCAAATATACTACTAATTGACTTAAGCTCCTTAGGATACTCCTCTGGCTTCCACTTGTTATTAATTTTACTTAATTTAGCGGGAGTTTTTGGCAATGCTATCTTAAGTCCTTGTATTTCGTATATTTCTCCTATTTGACCGGTTTTACTTATTACAACAATATCGTTTTCTTTGTTGTATCCATATCCCCACTTCTTAGCTTTGTTAAGCCTAGATATAGTAGTTAATTTTACGGGCTCTATTATTTTATATAAACTTTGCTCGTACATTATTTAGATCTTTTTTCCGCAAACCCGCTAAATGACTTTTGAATCATTTCCTCTTTAGGTTTATCGTCAAGCATATCCTGCTCGTCTTTAATTCTATTAAGAATCTCAAAGGCATCAAATATAGCTAGCTTTTTCGTAGCTGCTGCATTTTTTAATCTATCAGCCGTAATATCATCTCCTGAGTCAACAATAGCTTCTTTTGCTACCTTGATTAACTCCTCAACTGCTTTGTGTCCAGCTTGGATTATATTCAACTTCGTTTCTTTTATATCCATATTTAATTGTAATTTGATTAGTAGGCACTCTATATAGTCTTTCTTTTTCAATAAAAAACTCGTACTCCATGCCCTCTGTAAAGGATACTACTATTTCTTTTTCTAAGCTTCCATCAGAATATTTTATAATACCTTTGCCAGGTTTTTCAAAATCTGTTGAAAACATTTTATCTTCTTTTATAGGTTTTACAAAACAAAACCCTTTAGTGGCTTTCCATTCGCCATCTCTTTTATAAGCATAAATTTGGTCAGGTTGAACAAAATACTTATTTTTTTCATAATAGCTTTTGCTATTTTTTTCTTTCCCTCTAACATCATAAAACCTTCTGAATACATTGTGGTGTACAATTACTTCGTCACCTTTAATTACTTCTATGCTTTCCATTAAAGGCGTAGAAATTATTGTGCCTAGCCTACTTACGTAATTATGATTCTGTAATTCAGTGTTTAATAGCAGCTCTTTATTTCCTATTTTACTAGATGATGTAGATCTACCTGTTTTAGGTGATACTATAAAATCAAAAACAGATTTCATTAGTATTCAAGATTATACTCAACGGCTATTGCCATGTTTTTATTAAAATCTTTCCAAAGAATTAGCTCGTTGTTCTTTTTTATATATATAGAGTACTTGTTTTCTTCTTCTATTATATTATCTATAATATGACCACCATACACTTCCTGTCCAACAGAGTAGTGCATGGCATCATTTTTATAGTCTCTACCGATACTAATCTTCCTTACTAAGCTCACTTTCTTTTATATCTCCGGTTTGAATATCTACAGACACTTGTCCATATTCATCCTCTAACTCTTTTTGAACTTTTTCTAATGCAACTTTAGCTTCAGCTGCCGCGTGCTGTAGCTCATGCTTTTGTAATTCTAGCCCTCCAACTTGCAGTTGGATTTGATTTAAACTATTTACAGCATCCTGTAAATTTTTTAATTCTTCTGATGTTAATTTTTTTGACATTTTTAATTATATTTAATTGTTATACATAGTTATATTATTACGCGGTTTACTCAATATTTACCTACTCAGCTGACGACGGTGTAGGGTTTTGCCATGTAAAATATAAATCTTCGTTTACGGGTGTAATCTTAGATGCAATATTTTTAGCTATAGATGCCTGAATTTCGGCTATGTCCAAAGTACTTTCC